TCTAGACATTGTAATATATTCTGGAAGTTTTCCATTATAATGAGCTTTTTGCTTTTTACCGGTTACTTTTTTAAGTACATATCCGGTTACATACCGGATTGATTTTTCGTTGAGTTCTCCGATATTGGTTTGACCATGTGTCCACATTTGATCGAGTGTTTTGGATAAGTATACTTTTCCTCCACTGTCTGTGGTTTTTCCTCTTTTGATATCGTTGAAGTCAAAGTGATTGATTCCAAAAATAAGGCAATGATGATGTGGCCGTCCAAATTTCCCACCGTATTCACCTACTTGGAAATATCGTACTTGTTTTGGATATCGTCTTTGTAGTTTTTTGAGGAAGATCTTAATGTCTACTTTGTTTAATGATATTGGATCTTCTTTGTATGTTAATGTTAAAAAACAGTTTCGATTATGGAGCTTACTTTCGTGATAACATCTAATAGCCCATTGATTAGAGATATCAAGTCTGCATTGAATGCAGTTACTACATGGGATTGTAAAAGTTCTATGATTCTGCCCATATATGATTTGGTTATTCATGCCGAATTTTATATCGTCTCCGACTTGAACGGCATGGATCGGTTTTATACAAGGCATTTTAAAGCCTTATGCCACCACGCATGGGCGTAGCACTATAGTTCTTTTTATTTACTTTTGAAGCTGTTTTTGAAAAAACTTTTTTATCTTTACGCTTACGCATTTTTTTTCTGAATTTCATTTTATCCTCCAAATGCTTCATTTGTTAATCGGATTGGTTTTTTCTTACCGGTAATTTTCTTTTCGTATTTGTAATCTTGTTTATATTGCTTTGCTGATGTTTGACCTAATAGATCGATAATCGATCCGGTCGTATAGCTTGGAGTACCTTTATTTTTCTTGGTTCTTGATAGAGCCTCGGCAGTTAAAGCCTCGTTTAGATCTTGCTGAGTTTGTTGTGTTCTTCCTTGCTCTTTTATTAAACCCATTTCTGCGAATCCTCTAGCAGTAGATAGGTTTTGAGCAATGTTTTTGAATTTGTTTTCTACGGGAGCTGATGCACCCTGGGGAGATGATGCAACCATTCCCTTTGAGGCTGAAAGAATGGGATTGAGTCCGGCAGCTCTTAGATCTGCTACTGCCCTTTGATGAGCAGTGTTACTCATTCTTTCTTGAAACGCCATTTGTCTACTTGCGATAGTACGAGCGTGTTGATTGGCAGAACTCTGCCCTAAGAAACTTAGAGCAGAACTGCCTAACGCTGATGCACCGCCTATTAAAGCTGAACCTATTAATGGATCCATAATACCCCCTTAGAAATGATCGATTAGACCGGGTACTGAGTAGGTAGGCATAGGCCTGACACATTTCATATTGATGTATGAATCAAATATAAAGTGTGGTTCGTCTGTGACTGCGATTACTCGATCGATCGGAGGATCTGATTGGATAAAGTCAGCTGATAGTGTTGGTGCTGTTGCAAATTCTTCTGCTAGATGCCATACATCTAATGATTGAGCATCTGTACTTCTGAGTTTTCCTGTAATTTTACTTGGGTAATATCTATATTCTGCATACCTTTCCTGATATCCAAAAACGAGATCATCTTCGGCTGGTACGCCTGAAGCAAAGATCTCTTTTTGTAATACTGCTTGTTCTCCGAGATGTGAGAATACCGGGAAATAGAAATCTTCCCTGGTTGATCGTGAGAACATTTTTGGTATGCCTTGCTGATATGATAGATCAGCTCTTACATTTACAAGGCCTATAATTATGCAATGCTCTGTAAATGATTTTGTGAAACCGTTACTTTTTGAAGCAACTGTACCGAACGCTGCGAGATTTCCTTGTGGCGTTGTTGCTCCGGTTTCTGATGTTTGTTGAACTGCATTTATTTGTACCGGTACTGATCCACCGCCCAGATATTCTGGCCGTTGTAGTCGAGCGTCCGGTGATACTACTCCGAAATGAGATCTAACTAATTCTGTGTATCGAGTTCCACCTCTTGCATCTCTTTCGAGAAATTTTTGAAGTTGGAATGCAGTTCTTAATGAGTTAATTGTCGTTGCAGATGCCGTTGATAGATCTGCATATAATGCATCTGTTTCGTTTGATAAGTTTGTTGAGGACTCTAAAGATGTTGTTGATGCACCCATTTGTTGATATGTTGATGCTTGTGTTGACCATACGCCTAAGTTGGTTGCACCCGGGCCGACATCATGTGTTAAATATGCTTTGTCGCCAATTGGGATCTCAACGCCTTCACCTTTTTGAGGCCAAGGTAGGCATGATGTAAAGTAATCGTGCCTTTTACCTCGTTTTTGAAGTGTATATATATTTAGGTTGTCTGGCCCATCATCTTTTGATTCTGTTTTTCTGTCTTGTAGATTCTGATCACGAAAGAATTCGTTCCAGATCATGTTGTATGCTCTAAAGGGTAGAGCATTAACGGTGAAATTTTCAATTCCGAGTGGTAGGCCGAAATAATCGCCTAATCCACCGGTTACTATTCCTCCAGCTGGAGCTGGTACTTGTGGTATTAGATAGTCTGTGGAATCACCTGGGTTGTTTTGTTCACCCATAAACTTTTTGAAGTTGTTCCATAATAGTCTTAGTGGTACTGCGAAATAGAATGTGTCCATTCTTAGATTGTCTATGATAGGAACTATGGGAGTTGCTAAGCGTGCGAATATTGTTGCATTCATTCTGAATGTGTCGCCTGGTAATGCCTCGTCTACGAAGAAGGGTACGAGGTCTCCAGCGTTAAGCGTTGTTTTATATCCATGTGATCTGTTGAATGCAGATCGGGGGATGTTTGCTTGTGGAACTTTTGAAAAGTCATGTTTCATCACGGATTTCATTTCGTGTATTCCTCTCTTGAATTTGTTCCTCTATTGTTAAAGTTAGCTCTCGGATCTCTTTGATATGATAATATATTTCTGATAAATGTACTCTAATTTGTTCTTCTGATGACATTTGTAGATCCTCTTTGAAGTAATTTAATACTTCTTTTGGGGTTTTTTTTGTTATTGGTTGGGTTGTGAAACAATACATAGGGTTTTACCTGTCTGTATATGTTCCAGTGAGCCTATTGAATAATAAACTTACTAATAGGCTCACTAGTATAATACTAGTATTAGGAATCATTTGATTCCTTATTTGTTTCTACGGGTTTCGTTGAACCCTCTAGCACTTCATTTGAAGTGCTTGGCGTGGCTTCTAAGCCACTTTCTGCTTGTATGGTAGGTAATATACCTAATTGCCGAGCTTCGTCTAGATTATCGGGATTACTGAGGTATTCCACCAAATTTGCCGGGTTATTTCCGAATTTTGCCCTTAGATCTGAATTTAAGAGAGCAAATTCGTCTGTTGCTTGGATCAGTCGGTTTTGAATTGTTTGATATTCTTCTATATTTGTGAAGTCTCCGTACATTGGCTGTCTTGTTTTATTATTTGGATTGCCTAATATGCCAGTTTGTCTGTATCTTTTTACTATTTTGTTTATGTCGCAGTCGTCTTTGTGCGATTGCTCCGTTTTGCTTTTTGAGGTCTCGACATCTAAGTCGAACCTTTTACCTAAGATTTTAGGGTATCTATACCGACCAGTGATCCTAAGTCTTGGTATTTCTTTCCCTACTTCCCGGACTAATTGTATTTTTGGTAGTGGAGTTTTAGTCATTGGTTATTACCTTTCTCTGTTCTAGGAATCCGATCTGTCCTGATCGGATCTCCCAGAGATTTCCGTCCTGGAAATCTTATTTTTAAAAGAATAGCCCCCCTAATCGCGGGGGGCTTTGTGTTAATCTTCTTCTTTTTCCGGAGTATCTTCTTGCTCCGGATTATGTATTTGGATCGGTTGGATCCTAAATACTTCGTTAGCCGTACATATAAGTACCGGCTTTTGATATTTTTCTACTTCTCCGGATTCGTCATCAAAAAATCCTAGCATGAATAGCCTATAATCTTCTGGATGTTTATTGATTGGAGAATCTTTGTGATTTACTACATCACTGAATGATCTCTGAGCTACTAGCTGAGAGGGTACGAATACCGGGGTAGCGTATGTGTCTGCTTTAACATCATACACTGATACAATTTCTAATTGCATTGTTATGCCTTTCTTTTTCTTCGATTTTAAGTTGTAACTTCTTTTCACGAACTAATATACCTCTTTTTCTATCTAGAAACTGATCATACTGATCAAGCAGTTTCCGTTTAGCTAATTTTATGCCTGAAGTTTTGACTTCGTTTGTGTAATCGAAGGTAATTTTAGAAAGAGCTTTTTGAATACGAGAGTCTTTTATTTTATCCATATGTTCAGGATTGTCAAGACTATATTGTTTATCATAGTATCGGGGCGGTATGTGTTTAGTGCCGTTTATAGTAAAGTCGTCACGACTATATATATCATTTTTCCACTTCTCATACCATAATCGCCCGATACCAGGTTTTCTAGACATTGTAATATATTCTGGTAGTTTTCCATTATAATGAGCTTTTTGCTTTTTACCGGTTACTTTTTTGAGTACATATCCGGTTACATACCGGATTGATTTTTCGTTGAGTTCTCCGATATTGGTTTGACCATGTGTCCACATTTG